GAGGAAGAGAGGGTGGAACATCATAATCATTTGCTAACATCTTCATACGTTCCGTTAAGAAGTTGAAGTTGAAGTTTTCGTCACCATCGTAAACACCAACTTCAATAGAGTAGGTATTAGATGTATCGTTACGTTTATCTTGTACCTCAGCAACAATCTTATCGTCTACATTTTTAATACACAAGTCATTTAACCCTAGAGTTCCTGTTGCACGTTGAAGTTTAGTAAAAGTAGCGGCTGTTAATTTAAAATTAATCTCACATTCTGGCATAGTAATTTCTTTCTCAGGATATACGATAATTGATTTATCAGCATACCAATAAGAAGTAGTAGAACCGTCTTGTCCCGTAATAGTGACAGACTGGTCACCAAATTCTAATTCTGGTTTATCAAATAAAGATACAGCAGATAAGAACTCATTCAAATCGTAAATACCAAATTCTTTAGGGAATGATTCTTCCACAGTAGAACTAGCAAGTACATTCTTTTGAACACTCATTGTGTCTAGTTTAGAACCCTTGTTAATTAAAATTGATTGGTTGATTGTTGCGAAATTCTTTAGAATTCCAATTGTCTTTTCACTTAATTGCATTATATATCCTTTATTCGATTGTTACATATATTATACTATACTTTTGATGTAAAGTAAAGTTTTTTGTTATTATTTTTCGTAGATTGTGTCCGAGTCAAACTCACCATTCTTTCGGTCAAACCCAGTAGCAAGCACAAGGTAGTGCATTGCTTTAATCAGGTCCATCTTATTCTTGCCAGACTTCTTACCATATCTCATAAGATACTTAATAGCATTATCAATCGAAGTTGATGACAGTGTTCCACGAGATTCAAATACATCTAACGTTTGGACATCATTATTCTTATTAGTATAATGGGCACCATACGTTCCTGCGATGTATTCTTGTAGTTCGAGAAGGGTTGTTCCCTCCCCATATTTCCATTCAATGTTATTCATTGATTTCTCCATAATATGAATCCCCGAAACATTTCGAGGATATTTTTTTAGTTAGTTATTTAGTTACTTAAAACTGCGAAGTTGACTTTTCAGCAAACTCTTCTGGTTCAATCGCAGTACCATACTGCTCATTACCAACTTCAGCATCAATCTTTTCATAAAGAGAAAGGAATGATTCTTTAGTCTCATCATCAAAACGTTCAATAGCCATCTTAATTGCCTTTTCTTTCTTACCGAAGATAGAGTATGACTTTAAGATATCAACCAAACGACGAGTAGAAACGATTTCATCAACACCACCGTCTTCAAAAGTCTTACGGATAATGTCACCCCACATTGTAAGGTTTGGAATAAACGCATCAACTTCCGCAGAACGCAAACCAAAACCTTCAGCAGCCTTTTGAAGAATCTTTTTCTCAATTGCTTCAGAAGGATATGCTTGGTATAGAGTGATTGAGAAACGGTCAAGGAATGCTTCATTCATAACGTTAGTACCAACGAAACGACCATCATCAGATCCTTTGCCTTTAGTGTTAGCAGTAGCAATCACAGTAAAACCTTTAGAAGGCTCAACCCACTCACCACGTTTCTTAATGAAATAACCTTTGCCCTCAAGAACAGACTGTAATGCCATCACTTTTGAAGACGCAAGGTCAATCTCATCAAGTAACAATACAGCACCACGTTTCATTGCTTCAACAACTGGACCGTATTGGAACACTGTCTCACCATTCACTAAACGGAAACCACCAAACAAATCATCTTCATCAGTTTCAGCAGTAAAGTTAATTCGAATCATTTCACGACCCAAAGTAGCACAAGTTTGTTCAATACCAAACGTCTTACCGTTACCAGACATACCTGTTAGATAAACTGGAAAGAACATTTTAGATTTAATAATCTTTTTAATGTCATTCGAGTTGCCCCATGGTACATAAGTATTATCAACTTTCGGAATAAACGAGATAGCAGAGTCAAGACTCATAGCAGATCCAGTAGTGAAAGTTGATTTAGGTGACTCAGAAACTTCAACGTTGCCAGTAGCAGGTTCAGTAGAAACGGTTGCAACTTTCATAGGGGCAACTCCATTTCCATCAGTAGGAACACGGTACACACCACGAGAAACCAGATTTGATTTATCATTGAAAATAGCAGAAGGCACACATACGTCATACACTTCTTTAACACGCATCATTTGGGCACGTGTCAACTCATTAGTGCCGAATAACTCGTTAGAGGCTGCGGCAAAGTCATTTAAATTAATTTTTTTACTCATTTTTATTACTCCTTTTTTATTAAAAATACAACAGGTTTAATCAACCTTACAAGACCTATTATACCCTAAAACAAGACGGTGTGGGAACTAATTGACACCTTTTATTGTATGGTTATTAGGCAACCATCGCAACGAACTCATTCAATAACATCTTGTTCACTTTACGACCTTTCGAGAACTTTTTAAAGGCAGTTCTCAATTTTGCCTTACTAATACCACCGTTTTTATCTTTTTCAACTTCTTCAGGCATTGTTACTTCTTTGTCCATAGCAGTAGAATTAATCATGAAATATTTATCATAACCACCCGAAACAAAAGAAGAATAACCAGTCTGTCTAACTTTCTTTTTTGCTTCAGTGGTTTTTTCCCAACCCATAGTTCTATCAATTTTATTATTAATAGAACGAACATCGGTCAAGAAGAAACCAATAACATTCACACCACAACGGTCACCCAGAGCGGTCAATAAACTTGGAGTCAAATCATTATAATCTTTTTGCTCAGCAATATACTTTCTAGTTTTTGGGTCACGAACTACCATATGTTGACGGTCATCACCCCATCCTCTAATACCATCCTTTGTCCATTTACACTCAGCATTATAATATCGGTCATTACCATCAGAAGCACCGTCCGTCAACCAAATCACGTTGATTTTTTCACGACCAGTTTCACGTTTAAATTTTTCAACCATTTCAAACGAACCAATAATTGCTTCATTCAACGGCGTAGACGCAAGACCAAACCCATCAGGGCGAATAATAGTTTTTTTACTGTCCCAACCGGCTGCAATAGCCAATTTATAGAAATTATCAATACCATTTTTAAATTCACGAGCATTCATTTTTTCATTGAAAAACTCAAGCATAGAAACACGTCCTAAAACTAAGTGGTCAAAACCAAAGTTACCACTATCGTTATCACCATAAAACACAGTATTATCATTCTTATAGTATTTACTAAGACCAGAAGAATTAGAAAAAGAATAAACACGGAACGGGATGCCAACCTTTTTAGCAAACATCACAAGAGTAATAGTCTGTTTAACAGTAGCAAGTAATTTGTCACTCATTGAACCAGACCAATCAACATACATAACCAAACCGTGGTTTTTGCCGTCTTTAATAGTAGCAACCCTTTTGAAGATGTCTTCTTCGTATTTGTAAGCGTGCATCTTATTTGTATCAAGGACACCAGTCTTACCAACCGAAGTTCTACGATGAGCAGAAGCTGATTGTTTCATTTCAAATTCTTTAACCATGTAATTAACAACAGACAAAGTATCTTTTTTCCAAGAACAAATTTCGTCTTCAATGTCCTTTCTATTCTGAATACCTTCATCTTCATAGTATCTGGTATAATTAGAATCAACAGTAAAGTGCTCATTCATAATTTCAGCAGTCTTTTTATAACCAATAGTAACATCATCAATGTTAGTATTTGGTAAATCAACGTAGATAGGGTTTGACGCAAACTCATCATTAAGTCCGTCCATTTTATCATCAAAGTTTTTTTGAGTTTCCGATCCAGGCAATTCCTCACCCTCACCACCAGAACCTTCAGCATTTACATCTTGACCATCTTCACCGTCAGAATCACCATCACTTTCTTTGCCGTTTGGACCAGAACCTTCAGCCTCTTCACCCTCTTCCTTTTCATCGTCTCCAGGCATAGAAGGCATAGGGTTTGACTCATCACCGTCTTCAGAATCATCAAAGTCATAATCACCCATGTCGTCAAAGTCAGTATTCAACTCTTCATTCTTAGCATATTCAGCAAGGTCTAAAGTCAAATCAAGAACATCTTGGAACGTCTTAGTGTTATCAGCACGGTTTACAAAAACCATTTCTTCAGGGGTAAATTCAAGGTCAACTCGAACACCTAATTTGAAGAACAAGTTAATTCGGTCAAGGATGCCATATTCATTAACATCTTTATTACCAATACCAAAGAAGTCTTTCATATTCAATTCATCATACATACCGAAGAAAACCTTTTTCATTCCTGGGAACTTAGTTTTCATCATACGTTCAATTCTAGCGTCTTCAATAACGTTAGCATAATCTTTCAAATTTGGGTTTTCAGAAACAAAATCTTTCCACTCTTCATACGGTGTATAAAGGGCATGTCCAACCTCGTGTCCAATAAGTCCGTCATACATTGTATTAGACATATCTTCCCAAATAGGTAGATTAAGAACACGGTTTTTAACATCAAACGATGCAGTAGGAACCTTTTTATGTTGGACGGTAAGGTTTTCAGTAGCCATTAATTTTGCTAGTGAACCTTTAGAATCAATATTAATTTTAGTCATTTTAGACACTCCTTTTCAATCATTTATAGTACCTATTATACCCTAAAACAAGACGGTGTGGGAACTAATTGACACCTTTTGTTTTATGGGTATTACTTCATCAGTACAGGGTTTTTTATCATTTATACTAGTATTATACCGTAAAAATGGAGTCTTGGGCAACTATTTGACTAATATATTTTTAACATTAATCAAATAATCATAAGGTTTACTTATGATTTTAATCCGAGGCGATTTTAGAAAAGTTTTTGTCTTTTGTGATTTTGATTACTCGACCGAACTTATCAATGATTTGCTGACCTTTATGAGAGATAACAAATGCGTTTGCTTCAGTTCCAAGTGAGTTTAAGATTCCTAGAAAGTCTTCAATGCCAGTGGAGTCTAAAGAACTGTCAAAGATTTCATCAAGGATTAATAGGTTTGTTGCTACGGAGGATTTCAACTTAGCAATTTCTCTCCATGTAAATAATAACGCAAGGTCAATTCTTAACTTTTCCCCTTCAGAAAAAGAACCATAAGCAAATTCATCACGTCCACGAGATTTAATAGTTTCATTAAAGTTTTCATCTAACTCAAAGTTGATGTAGAAGTTTAATGCAGAAAGATACTTATTGATTAATTGATTTATCAGGGGTAAATAGTTTTTAATAACAACGGTTTTGATGCCAGTGTCTTTAAGCAATTCTTGAACGCTATTCAAGTGATGCTTTTCTTCCTGCAACTCATACTTAATATCATGGTTCTTATCCATCTGAAGTTGCTTAGATTGAAGTTCTTCGTTATCTACGTTTTCAACCTTTTCGTTTAGAGTTTCAGATATCTCAGTATTAAGTCTAGTACAAGTATCATTAAGGTTAGTCACTTGATGATTCTTATTTGTAATTTCATCTAACGTAGATTGAATTGAAGATATTGTTTCCTTAACAGTTTTGAATTTAACCTTAACATCTGCTAGAGCATCTTTCAACCCATCACGTTGTTCAGTTAATTCATGTCCCATTTTCTTTTGATGGTCTGCGTCAATTTCCTGTTCGCATGTTGGGCACGAAGAACTATCCATAATGCTACGAATACGAGTATTAATCGTATCGATTTTAGATACGAATGTAGTATGGTATTCACCAAGAGCAACGGACTGACGGTTTAGTTTAGAAAAGTCAGTAGTAGTTTTCTCTAACTCTAAAACCTCAGCCTCTAATATAGTAATTTCATTCATGTATCCATCAACAAAAGACTTCTTCTTATCAATAACAGATTGCTTGTCCTCGTTCATAGATTTCAAATGAGACTCTTGTAAACTAATATTTTGTTCTAGCAATTCAATCTGATGAGATAAATCTCTAAGGTCTCTTTTATTAGTAGATACTCGTTCACGGACTAACTCATTCATAACCCCGAAGATTTGAATATCTAATAACTCTTCAATAATAGAACGTCTTTCAGCTGCACCCAAACGCATAAAAGGAACAAACGATCCGGAACCTAGTACAACAATTTGACGGAATGATTTCTCATTCATTTTAAGAATATATTTCTCAAGGAAGTCTTGTTGGTCTCTTGCGGCTGCATCTTGATTTTGTAAAGCACCATCAACGTAGATTTCAAACTTAGTAGGTTTCAACCCACGTTTAATGAGGTATTCTTTACCACCAGTCGTGAATGTTAATTCAACCACCATATTTTTACGATTAATAGAATTTACAAGTTGTCCAATTTTAATCTTTCTAAAAGGTTTACCGAACAACCCAAACGAAATGGCATCCATCATAGTAGATTTGCCTGCACCATTAGTTCCAATCATCAATGTAGTTTTAGTTTCGTCAATATCAATAGTGGAAAACTTATTACCAGTTGATAAAAAATTACGCCATTTTACACTATGAAAATTAATCATAGTGCAATTGCCTCAACATAAATTTCATTCAAAATCTTTTTAACCTCTTCTTCATTATCAATATTCATACCCTCTACATATTTATTCAATGTCGTGATAGTGTCCTCAGTATCAAACTCAACCTGCTCGGTTGTTAATAAACCATGGTCTTCTATGATTGTTAAAGTTTCAGACTCACGTTCAATTTTCTCTACCAATAGATTAAAGTGCGAGAAGTCTTTTTTGTTGGTCACAATTAACTTAACAATTTGACCATCATAGTCCGTATCTAATTGTTCTTCTTTTGCACCCTCGTCATAATTAACTTTAACATGTAGTTTATATGGATTTACAATTTGGTCGCAATCTAAAGTTTCAGTATCAAATACATGAAATCCACGATTGTCATTGAAGTCACTCCAATTAATTTCGTAAGTGTTCCCTAAGTAAAAGATATGTCCATTGTCGGACTTAGTATGGAAATGCCCAGAGTAAACTGTTTCGTAATTCTTTAAGAAATCAGCAGAACGGGAATGGTACATCGAACTAACACCCTTCATCATTTCAAAACCCTGTAAGTCAAAATGACCCCACGCAACAGAAGATTTAGAATTCTTAATAAATTCCATTATTGTTTCTTCGTTGTCGTTATTAATCCAAGGAATCATATCAACCTTGTATCCATCAGGTAGTTCTAATGTCTTTGCTTCAGAATATGCTACAATAGGTGATGTGCCATTAATATCAAAAAGTTGTTCGACTGAATTAACATCAACAGTGTTTTTGTAATACGTATCATGATTGCCTACAATAGTGTGCATTGTAATATCATTATCCATCATAGGTTTAATGAATTCATTACGCATACGATTGAGTGTATCAAAGTTTACATACTTACGTCTATCCATTAAATCACCACAATGAATGATTGTTTTAATGTCGTTTTCTATTAAATATGGGAAGAAAGTGTTAGTCCAAAACTTATAGAAATAATCAGAGAATGCTTTGCTATCATTGCGAGCACCAAAATGAGTGTCAGTTATTACTGCTACTTTCATTTACACACCCATAAACATTGATAGATTATTGAGGGTTTCCTTTTCTTCCTTTTCTGCTTTCTTAGCATCACGTTTTGCTTTCTTTTCTAATTCCTTTGCTTCCATATCATCAATAAACTCTTTAATATGAATGTGAAAATCACTAGAACCTTGGTCGTTAATGTAGTCAAATGATTCTTTATCATGTTCTTGAAGAGAATCCATCCGCTCAAAACCACCAGATGTATCAAAATACTTGTACTTAACATATTGTTGTTTCTTTTCTTTTTGAATACGTCTAAGAAATGCGTAGTAGATGATTTGAGTAAAATACGCAAAAGGGTTGTTTGATTTGTCAGGATTAAAGTTATGCATATACGCAAGACAGTTCTCAAGACCATCCGAAATCATATCATCCTTATAAGTGTAATTAATAAAGTTAGGTCTATAAGAAAGTCTTTGAGCAATCTGTAAGAAACACATAGCAATGTAATTAGTTACATATGGTTTCTTAATACCAAGAGCTTCTTTATCAGCAATGTCTTTTTGATATTCAATCAGAGCTGCCAAGAAGTCTTTATTATTAATATAATGATTCTTATTATCTTTATCTACTGGTTCATTTTCTTTTTTAATCTTAAGAGTCATTAGAATATTCCTTTGATTTATTATGTTATTAGATATATTATACCCTAAAAAGAATGAAAAGTAAAGTATTTAGAAAGTAATATAAACTCGACCGAAGGGAGATCTAACGAACGAAGTGAGTTAGAAGGTGTAGTACCATTATTACATGTAGTAAAAGATAAGAACAGTTATCTAATAGTCAATATACATTAAGAAAGATAACTAAACATCACTTTATGTATCAAACTCCTTTGGAGTTTGAATCGCAATCAGAGATTGCTCATAACTTATTATTTAATTCTATTTCTTTTTCTAGACGTGACAATTTTAAGAGACAGGTGACGGGATCCTGTTTGCCACTAAATGTTAATTCATTTATCTCTAACGGACTTAATACCAATACGTGGTTTGTCCTGACACGGTTATATTCAGATATTTATATCCCACTACAATGGGTTTCAATCTACAAACTCGCATTGCCCACTTCTCAGGCAACGGTCTATTTGCTCACTTCACTTTACAGCTACTATCCTTTGTTGTTTAAGGCAGATTTATTAATAATTTGTAGTTAATAGATTTATTCATACAGTTCTATTATAACCTACAAATGTCAAAAAGTAAAGTATTTATATGATTATTTTGCTAGAAGGTTTAATAATACCTGCTCCAAACATTTGGTCATAATTTTCTGCAATCTGCTCATTGGCATCTGCGATGAATAGAATATCTTGTAATGCTAGATGGATAATGTTATCTTTACAACTCATTAAGAATGGAGTAAATCCTAATTGAGCACCATTCTCATCTTGAGAAACAACTCCGATAGTTTGTGGATCTTTAATGGTGATTGCCATATTTTCTTCATTCATTTCTAAAAGGTCACAAATAACTTCTGTGCCTGTGTGCTTCATATGTACGACTGATATATTCATAATTTAATACTCCTTAGTTTGTAATCAAATTTCTCTGTGTTATAAATTTTAATTCTTTCAATGAAATGTTTCAATGAAAAGTTCTTGTGTTTCTTCCAAGATAAGTCATCACTCAAATCAAACAATGTTGCTTTATCTTTTCCTTCACTCTTTCTTAGTCCTCGTCCAACCGATTGTAAATTTCTTATACGAGATTTACTTGGATGTGCGAATATAATATTGTGTAAATTTCTAATGTTAATTCCTGTTGAGTATGTTCCATATGATGCTACAATAATAGCATTAGAACTTTCTTCAGTAATTTCTCTAATACGTTCTCTTTCTTCTACTTTGGTACTACCTGATACGAAGAATATTGGTCTATTAGGTTCTTTCTTTTTTAAGTAATTAAAAAGGTGCTTTCCGTGCTTTTCTACAAATTGAAATAACACTAACGTATTTTTAGTTCTGCTTAATGTTAAATTACATATAAACTTATTACGTTTTACATGCCCGATAAGAAAGTCAATTTCCTCTTGGTATGTCATAGGTTTAACAAACTTTCTTTCTGCGTCATCATATTTGAAAGTGACTGCTTCAATATGTAATTTAGCAATGGTATCGCTATCCATTAACTCTTTTGTAGTAGTTACCTTTCTGATAGCACCAAATAAACCTTCAAGCACTAATTTATGTGTAGTAGTTCCATCAAGCGTACCCGTGAATCCAAACTTATATTTACAATCAGTCATTTTAGTTAAAATGCTAGTCAACGACTTTGCTTTAAAGTTATGTGCTTCGTCGCCGATAACACAACCAAACTGTTCAAAGAATGGTTTCTTTAATTTGTAAATTGATTGCCACGTAGTGATAATGATTTGTTTATCTGTAACCTTTTCTTTACCCGAATAAATTCTATGTACGTTGTCCTCAGAAAACGTTGGATCTAATTCAGACGCATAGTCTTTAAAGTCTTTATATAATTGTTCAACTAACGATGTAGTTGGTACGATAATTAAAATCTTTTCGTTTAGTTTTCTTCGGTAGTATTGAGTCAATGCGTAAATCATAAACGATTTGCCTGACGATGTTGGTGATAATAGGAGTGCTCTGGACTCCGTAATCCCCCAATTAACGGCGTTTATCTGATAGTCGTAGGGTAGTATTGGGTTACCATTAGAGTACGGATTTAACCCCTTAACGAATGCCTCCGTTGATTCAAGAGACTCTCGGTCTCCTAATTGAGGGTATTCTATCGTATAATTACGGTGTTTAGCAAACTCAATGATATAGTTTAATAGTCCTACATAAACCTCACCACCAAATACATTAAACAAACGTATTTTTCCGTCCCATGCTCTACTTCTATAAGCAGGCATAAACTTAGCTCCAGGAACCTCAAACGTAAAGAAAGAAGACAATTCATGAGCAATACCCATTTCGGATTCTACTTGTAAAAAAACGTCATCTTTAATTGTTACTACTATATCACTCATAATTTAATTATACTAACCCTTGATGGTATTTCATTACGTCCAATGCATTCTTTATCGCAAATCCACGTATCACAAACATTTTACAAACTTTAC